CTTGCCCGTGCTTTTATTTAATCCTTGCCCGTGCTTTTATTTAATCCTTGCCCGTGCTTTTCTTTAATCCTTGCCCGTGCTTTTCTTTAATCCTTGCCCGTGCTTTTATTTGCTTTTAATCTTAATTTCTACAAATTCCCGTGCAAGTCTTTGCAATTCCCTTTCAAATTCATTAAGAATTTGCTTTCTTCCCTCATAAGTTGCATTGCTTGCGCGGTCGTTCCAGCGCGTGCAAAATTCCCGTGAAAGTTTAATATCCGCGCCGCGTGTGCGGTATCCCGTAATTAAGCCGACGCCGCCAAAATCGAAAATATCAAAATTCCAGCCGCAAACGCCCTTGTTATATCCGACGCGGTTTTTTATGCTTAGAAGGGATTGCAATTCGCAACATCCGCAGCTTACAATAACGCCAAAATTGTTCCTTAAATCATTTCTTGTTAATTTGATCTTCATTTTTTTTTACCTTTCCATGTTTGTGTTTAAATCCACCCTAAAATTTGATATTGTCGCGCCCCCGCGGGCGCGTGGATTGAAACCGCCCCCTTGTTTTTATTCGCAAAAGCGCAAACGTCGCGCCCCCGCGGGCGCGTGGATTGAAACAATAAAATTATGCAAAATAGGAATCTATTTGCGGGTCGCGCCCCCCGCGGGGGGCGCGTGGATTGAAACCCGTGTTTAAATCCACCCTAAAATTTGACATTGGTCGGCATCCGTTAGATCAAACTCGATGAGATCCCCTCGCTTGCCGTAATAATAGCGGCCGCGCAATCCGTTGTTGTCCATCCACGCGTCGCCGCGCGCAATATAGCCGTAATCTTTGACATATTCGGCGCCCGGATTAGCCGTGACTTTTCGAGACAGGCGCAGTGCCGCGTTTATGTCGTTAAAGCAAAGACGCTTTAGCGCCTTATCATAATTTTTTGCGTTTACCTTCATTTTTTTTTACCTTTCCATGTGTTGATTATGCAAAATAGGAATCTATTTGCGCATAAAAGTGATATTCGCGTTGCCAGCCGACAAAAGCAAAGACCTCTCGGAGTTCCGCGTGTGTCGGGAGACGAAGAGTGTCATCTTTGCTTTTTGTCAAAAAGCAAAAACCCCCTGCACGCGTGTCAACGCTAACGGACTCTTTGCTTGCAACAAAGATTTGCACCGCGCAAAACAACAATCCGCCCTCCGTCGCGTAAAAACGATATTGTTCCGCGGCTCTGTTTTTGGTCGCAAATGCGCAAACCCCGTTGAGATTTTTGCAAAAAAATACTTCCCCGGCGCGGGACAATATCGCGATATTATCCCCCGGGCGTCTCCTTGCAGCGTAATCTTCATTTTTCATGCACGCATAATCACACTTTTCTTTTTCAATGTCAACATTTTTTTTATATTTTTTTTAAAATTTTATTTCCTTCATTTTCAACCACTTGCGCAACGCCCTTAAATTTTTTATATATTTTTATCTTTTTTTTGCGCTTTTCCCTTCCCGCCTCAAAAAAAGTTAGCCGCTTTTCGCAAGACTCTTTTTTTAAAATTGTCAAGCAATTTTTTATATTTTTTTTGCGCCGCTCGCTTTCCTTTTCGCAGACTCTTTTTTTAAAATTGTCAAGCAATTTTATTATATTTTTTTGCGCCGCTCGCTTTCGGCTTGTTACACCCATCTAACTTTTCGCGCCCCCCCAAAAATTGTTCCGCGCGCGGATTTTTTTTCTTTTCTCTTTTTTTTTTCAAGGGCTTTCTTTTTTTTTAGCCTTTACTTGCGTAAAGGCGTTTTTTTTCTTTCTTTCTTTTTTTTTTCTCTTTTTCTTTTTTTTTCGTTTCGTTTTTTTTCGACGACAAAAATCCATTTGTACTTTCCCAAAAAATTTCCCGAAAATTCACAAGCTGCAGAAAGTAGGGCTGCGAAAGACTTTTTTCTTTTTTCGCCGTTGCTTGCGTTTGCGGCAAAGGGCTTGCGCGGATTGTCCGACTCCACAGATTGCAACGGCTTGCGATTGTTGCTTGCGTTTGTGGCCTTTGACAGATTGCGCGGATTGCCTGTCAGCAATCCTTAAAAAATGACAAAATAAACCCAATAAATAATAGTTAGTTGATAATCAACAACTTATGTTTTGTCGCATAAGGTTCATTATGTCTAATTTTGTCCCATTTGCCGATCGCAACTCATTGATAATGAAGCACTTACAAACGATAAAAGGCGGCCTTAAACTGCAATCGGCAAAAAGTTGTGTATTTGTCGGCTTTCCCCCAAAAAAACGATTGCCCCCCAAATTGTGAGTGCCTCTATTTGCAACAAAAAGCCACCTAAAAACGATTTTTATTGTGTTGCCTATATGATCATATACCTTTTTAAACAAAATCGATTTTAAGTGTAATTTTGCGCGTTTTAGAGGATTTTAGCTTTTTTGCCCTAAAATACCCCCCCCATAGCAAAAACGCAAGCGAGGGGGAGGGGGGTTTAGGGGGTGGGGGTGTTGAGGTACGATGTAAGAGAGAGAGAGATAAGATAGAACCTAAGGTAAGGGATATAAGATAAGGGATATAACGAAAGGTAGGGTATGTTAAGGGAAAGAAGTAGAGGTAGGGTTGCTGGTAGTGGTAGCAAGGGATATGGGGATAGGGAGAGGGGGGTGGTGGAGGTGTGTGGTGGTATGGGGGACGCGATATTGTTGTGAGGGAGGGGGAGGCGTTTTGGAAAAAAATATAAGAAAAGGGGTATGTGGGAGTAGATAAAATGCTTGACAATGGTACGCGTATGTGAGAGAGGGGGGGGGTAATAGTAAGATTAGAGATAACAATGAGTAATGGAGGCTAGGTATGTTAGAAGAAGGTTCAAATGGAGTTGTGGAAGGGGGAAGCAGCGAGAAGTTGTTGAAGGCGCAGGCGAACTCGGTGAGGTATAAGCATTTGTATGGGGAGAATGAGTGGAGGATACATGGAAGGGGGATAAAGAATGCGGTAGAATTTGATGCTATGGAGGAGGCGGACAAGGACGTATTCAAGGCGATAGACCCTGGTATAGCGGAGGAGGAGAAGCGGAAGAGTAGCTATTATGTGTATTTGGGAGTAAATTTGTATAAGCGGATGAAGGAGGGGGCGCAGAATGGGTTAAAGGGGGGGAAGTTGTGTGCCTATTGTGACATAATGCCGAGTAAGTTTAGGAAGTTGAAGGAGAAGTATGTAAAGCTTGGGGACAGGTTAGAGGCGTTGAGTGAGCGATTGGTGAGTCAGGCGTTATTGAACATAGCGGAGAATGTGATAAAGAATAAGGACGTGAATGACAGTAAGTGGATATTGGAGAGGTTGGACAGGGAGAATTTTGGTAAGAGTACGAGTACAGTGAATATGGAGGTGAATCACAAGCATACGATAGATATGAACAAGATAAAGGAGATAAGGGGTGAGTTGATGGCGATAAGGGATAGCAGTACGGATTTAGAGGCGGAGGGTTATCATGATACGAGTGCGGTGGCAGAGGAGCAGGAGAAGGTTAAGGAGAAGCGTGAGAGCGGAGAGATAATAGACATTTAGGGCTATTATTGTTAATATTGTTATTTGTAGCGACTTATGAAAATAGACTTTGAGAAATTGTTAGACCCTGCCAACATACAATCGACAGCGACGGCGTTGAGGAGTGATTTTAGCTTATATTTGATATTCTTTTTTCGGTTGTTGTATGGGACAGATTTTACATTTTTGCCTTTTCACAAGAAGATATGCGAGGCATTGGAGTCGTATGTATTTGGGACGAACAAGAAGAAGAATTTGGTAATAAGCATGAGTCCGAGGAGTGGGAAGAGCGTAATAATGCAATTTTTCATAACTTGGGGGTTCATACACAATCCTAAGAGCAATTTTATATTTACGAGTTATCAGGAGCAGGTATGTAATCGGACGAGCGATGACATATTGGCGATAATGAGACACCCTGTATGGCAGAAGATGTTTGGGGTGAAGTTGAGTAGTACGACGCAAGCGAAGGAGTTGTGGGAGACAGCTGCGAAGGGAGGATTTAGGAGTGCGCCAATAGAGAGTGCTATTACGAGTTTTGGTTGTTTTGATTATGATACATTAGTGGAGTGTGAGAATGGATTTGAGAAGATAGGAAAATTAGTCGAAGATAAACCCAGTGGATTAAAAGTATGGGGAATGAAAGAAAGCGGGGAAAGGGTATTATCAGAAGTTGTTGATTATGTGTATAATAAGGAAGATAAATATTTAAGAATAGAGATAGAAGGAGGAGAGGTAATTGAAGCCACTACCGACCATATTTTTTACACATCAGAAGGTTTAAAAAGGGGATATGAGCTACAAGTTGGAGAGCTTCTTTCGTCTAACCTCGGCTCTAATTCGTGTAATGATAGAATACCCTTCAAAATGGGGTATAGGCGCATAAAAAGCATTGTTAATATTCATAATAAACCAAGTTATTGCCTTTCCGTAAAGAATGTTAATAACTTTTTTATAACTCACAGTAAAATTCTTGTACATAATTGCGGGGTTCACGGAGACGAATGGGGAGGCTGTGTAGTAATCGACGACGCCTTAAATCCATTATTTTTCAATTCGGAAACCAAGAAGCGAATAGTAAAGGAATCGTATGAGACAGTATTTAGCAAGCGACTAAATAATCCGACAAAGACGCCAATAATCATAATAATGCAGAGGGTTGCGGTAGATGATTTGGTGGGGTATGTATTGGAGAAGTATAGGAATGACTTTGAAGTGATAAAAGTACCTGCGTTAGATGATACAGTGAATCCGCCGAGGAGTTTTTGGGAGAGCCAATTTCCAGTGGAGATGCTGTTGAAGGAGCAACTTGCGAATCCAGCGGTATTTGCGGCTCAGAGGCAACAAGAGCCAGTATTGTACAATGGGAATATGTTTAAAGCGGAGTGGTTTAAGTTTTACCATTATGTGCCTGGGACGCAGTATCGTGAGGTATTTATGGCTTCTGATACGGCTTTTCGTTCAAGTGAGACAGCCGACAACACAGCGATAGGGTTGTGGGGAAGGACAATGGATACTAACCGATTGCATTTGATAGACTTGTTGTATGGGAAAATATCGAGTGAGGAGTTGGTTAGGAAATTTATGACATTTTATCGGACGTGGAATGGTAGAGTGGGGAATCGGCAGAGGATAACGAGTGTTTGGATAGAAGATGCGGCGAGTGGAATGAGGCTTATAGAGGATTTAAGGCGTCTTGGAGGGATACCGGTAAGGAGATTTAAGCCGAGGGGTAGGGATAAGATGATGAGGGTAATGGATATGAAGCCGATGATAGAGAGTGGGAATATTCTTTTCCCTGAGAACGCATCTCATCGTGTAAGTCAATTAGTAATGAAGGAGTTATTATTGCTTACAGAAGATGGGAAGGCGAAGCATGACGATATTGCAGATATGATAGCGCAAGCGGCGGAGGTTGCGTATAACCGTCGAGGTGGATTTTAATAAGGATTTGAATAAAAAAAGCTTGCAAATTTGTGTAAATAGTCAAAAAAGCATATTAGCAATAAAAATTTATGAGTAATACGCGCAAGACAAGAAGGAAAGAGCCTACGGAAGCCGAGAGGAGGCAACGAGAGGATAGCATTAAATACCATCAGAAGCTTCGGAAGCAATATGAGGATTCGATTGTCTCTGAATATGGTAAAGAGATGATAGGTTCTTCGTTGAATCGTTTGGTGCGAGTCAACGAGCAAGGCGAAAAAATAGCGTTTGACTCGATAGAAGATGATTCTTGTTGCGCGATAAGTGCTCAATTCCGCCCAAATTTGAGTTATGCGGTAATAAGTAAGTTTCACGACCTATTTATAGGGTGGCAAAACTGCGCAATTTTGATGCAAAATGCGATAATAAGCAACGCTTGTACGTTGCCAGCGCAGAAAGCGATGATGGTGGGATACAAGTTAGGCTATTTAGAGGAGGGCAAGAAGGATTCTGATGGCGAATTAGACCATTTAGAGGAGATTTCGCAATCTAAGTATAAGATTCAGGACGTTTGCATACAAAGTGCGATAAATGCCTTTCAATATGGATATTCTTTGACGGTTCCGACTTTTAAGGAGGACGTAGATATGACCACTCCCTTTGATATAAGCTTGGTAAAGAAGGGGAATTATACGGGAATGGCTACTATTGAGCCATATTGGATAGTTCCTCAGCTTGAAGGGGAGGATTTAGTGGACGCGTGGACACAACATTTCTTTGAGCCGACTTATTATGATATAAATGGGAGAATGAGAATCCATAGAAGTTGGTGTATAAAGAATATACCTTATCCAGTTGGGGATATATTGAAGCCCAAGTATATGTATGGCGGAGTTCCTCTAACTCAAATGATATATGAGGACGTTTATGCCTATGAAAAGGCGGTAAATGAGCTTTTGCAACTGTTGCTTACTAAGAGAACTGCTTGCATAGAGGGAGATATGTTTACCGCTATTACAAATCCCGAAGAATTTAATCAGAAGATGAGGATTTCTGCTGATGCAAAAGACAATTATGGGATATTTGCAGTAGATATGGATTCAAATGTAAAGCAGTTTGATACCACATTAACAGGGCTTTATGAAGTTATAGAGTGCCTGCAAGACAGACTATGTGCAAAGACCCAAATGTCTCCCGCAGACCTTTTTAAAAAGATAATAAAGGGCGGCTCTAATAGTGGCGCAGGTAAATTTGAGCGTTATGACGTGAATAATAGGCTGGAAAAGATACGACTTTCCCAGTATTTGCCAATTATAGATTTTCATAATAAGCTTATGGCCAAATCCGAGTTTGGGAAGGAAATAGAGCTTAAAACAATATTTAATCCGATAGATTCTCCTGATGAGGTGACAAGAGCGCAGATAAGCGACCTTAAAACGAAGTCGGCAATGATGAGAGTTGGAGCGCATCTGACTACAAGAGAGGAGGAAAGGGAACGTATGGCGAATGACCCGAATGACGGGTGGGTAAATCTTGACCCAGAGCTTCCTCCGCAATTAAAAGACATAGATGCGCAATTTGTAGATAGCCCAGACCAGTTAGATAACAGTTTTTCGGCTGAAAAAGACAATCAGGGGCGACCTCTCCCTAAGCCTCTAACAGTGGGGAATAGAGTGCCGAGCAAGCGAGACATAAGGCGGAAAAAGGAGATAGAAAGTAAGAACGATGGAGAATAGCCGATTTACAGCGAATGGATTGGTCGCGTTCATACGCTGGGGGAGGCGTAGAGTAAAATCTACGTCCCCCCTTCTATTTTTTTAATAAATGCTTGACAAGCAATGTAAAAAGTAAAATGTAGCGAAGTTAGACAAAAAATTGGTAATGGCAAAGAAAAATATTGAGGTAGATTCTAACAATTATACGACGATACGAGATAACACCATAACCAAAGAAGGTGTATTTGAATATTCTGGTCGTAGTCTTGGGCTTGCGGGATTAGATGCCAACAGGCTTTACCCAGTATATCGCCCAATGGAAGAAATTGAGAAAATGGTGAAGGCTTGGAATGAGAATGGAGACAAGCCGATTCCCATTATAGAAGGCCATGTAATCCTTAACAAAGAGGGAATGAATGGGAGCGTATCCTATGACGAAAAGCCTGCGCAAGGGGTTCTCTTTGCGCTTAAATCTCAATTAGGTAAGGTATTAGGAGACATAACACTTTATTCCAAAAAAATCATAGACACCATAAGAGGTGGCAAAGACGAACTATCATTAGGATATGCTTGTGAGTACATTCCAGAACACGGGGTATTCAATGGGAAAATATATGATTTTGTTCAAAAGAATTTGTATCCCAATCATTTAGCTATTGTGCAAAAAGGTAAAATGGGAGAGGAAGCGAGCATTGCGCTTGATTCAAGTGAAATGAAATTTGCTTGTGACTCAATAGAGCTAAATAATAATAACAAGGAAGGACAAGATAATATGGAAGGCAATCCCGACCAAACAGCCGAAGATGAATTTATAGACGTGACTCTGCTTAAACAACGCTATCCTAATGACGTAAAATGGATAGACGAGAACAAATACCAACGTAGGGATAAGGGTGACAAACGAGTCGTCACCCCAACGGATTCTTCCAGGACAAATTTTGTGACATCTAACAACAAAGACAACGAGCAAAAGGACAAAAATATGGACGAAGATAAAGGGAAAAGCGGCGGCGGAGAACAGTCCGCAAATGACGCCGATGTCGATAAGAGAGGGGCGATAAGGGAGATTATGGCAATCGCTGCGAAGCCCGAAAGCGAATTTAAGGGCGGTGCAGAGGAAAAAGAAAGAACGATTGCTGGTCTCGCTGAAAAGATAGCCTATAATAAATCGTTGGAGGGCACTGCCAATGACGGTTGTGGCGGCGGTGAAGGCACGCAAGCGAAAGATGCTGAGTCTTCTGGCGAACCCCAAAAGGAAGATGACAAGAAAAAAGAGGGCGAAGGCGAAGGTGAAGGCAAGAAAGGCTTTGCTGGCGATGAAGCTGAAATCCGCAAGTCGGTTCTAAGGACTATCCGCGAACAGGAAAACTTTGGTAAAAAGATTTTCCCTTATTGCGGTACGTTTGCTTACGATGAAATGGATTCTGTTGAAGATATGGCGGCAGAAGCCTGCAAAAAGCTGGGACTTAAAGACTATGGCAATCCTCTGGCAACAATAGAGGGCTATCTTGCGGCCGCTAAGAAAAGCGCGACTTTCTCGATGGATTCTGTTGAGAAAAGAAGAATGTCGGTAAACGATAGGGTAAAATCCGCCATTCAGTAATTTAAACAATTAACAAAGGACAAAAACATGCAGACAAAAGTAAATATCTTTCCTGCGATTGCAAAAGTAGGAACCTGGGCAACTGATAGGCTTAAATCCGCATTCTCGTACAGCCTCAGAGGGACTGGTGCGACTCCTTCGGTTGCTGCAACTGGGGCGATAACGATAACCGCCAATCCCACTGCGGGCGACACGGTGACGGTAGGCTCTACTGTCTATGAATTTGTGTCGGCAGACCCCGTTGGACAGCAAGTTCTTATCGGAGGCTCTGCGACCGATACGGCTACAAATCTTGCAGCTATAATTAGTGGTATTGCTACTGCGACTTCCTCGACAAATACGGTGACAGTGACTGCTTCGGAGACTGGCGCACAAGGAAATTCTATTGCGCTTGCAACGAGCAATTCTTCCGCAATAACGGTAGGTGCAAGCCTTGCTGGCGGAGCGGATTATGTCGCAGGAAACAATGCTACAATAGGCAATGCTTTTACTGTGGTATCTAAGAACCCGAATATTGCCATAATGGGAGGCACTGGGAAATTTGCTGGAATACTTGTAAATCCCGACCAGCAAATTGTATACAACGGACTTACCCCGACATTGAAAGTACCTGATGGAGTCATCGGAGAACTCTGCGTAAGCGGATATATTTGGGTAGCTCTTTCTAATGCCTCTAATGTTGGAGACGCTATTTACTATACGAATGCTTCGGGAGCTTTGAGTGCTGGCACTGCTTCGGGTAGTCAGACTCAGATTAAGGGCGCAAAGGTTGAGGTAGGTGGCGCGGCAGGCACTCCTGTTCTCATTAGCATTATCCCGCAGGTTTAATTTAACGACTAACAAAGGAGATTACAATGCCTGAAATAGATTTACCGATACACTCGGAGATAAGAAGAAACCAGAGGGTAAACTTCACCTTCGCTAACGACGAAACCGATGAACCTACTTTGGCAAGGCTCGGATTTTCGGTCAGCCCGCACGCGCTAAGAGCGATGGCAATGGACGCTATCGAATATCCTGCGATGGCTACTACGCCTTCGATAGGAACTCCTGTGCAGTTCAGCCAATACTGGGAGCCAGACTTGATTAAGACTATATTTGCCAAGCAAATGGCAGATGAGCTTATGACTACTGTCACCGCAGGCTCTTGGGAAGATGCGCAAATAGTGCAGACCATTGAAGAACTGATTGGGAACGCAGTGCTTTATTCTGACTATGCAAATCCGAGCAATGCGCAGTACAACTTGAACTTCCAGACTCGCGCCATACTGAGATTCCAGAAATCCGTTCAGGTAGGCTTCCTGCAGGAAAAACGAGCTGGGCAAATGAGGTATAACGCAAGGGCGGGAGCAACTAAGGCTGCACATTTGGCTCTTGACGTTATGCGCAACCAAGCCGCATTTACTGGTTATTTAGAAGGTACAGAAGCGGTTTATGGCGTTTTGAATGACCCGAATCTGCTTCCTTATGGCACACTCTCGGTTGGAAATTCTGGCGATACAACGTTTGCTTCTAAGACGCACATTGAAATAATCAATGACCTCCGTAAAGGAGTTCAAGATTTGGCGACTCAACTAAATGGCAACTTCAATCCGCAGTCGGATAAGTTCGCTATTTGGTTGCCTGTGAACTGCCAGTTGGCTCTTACGGCTGTCCCGCAATACACTAACGGCAATGCTCCGTTCTCGGTGGAAGCCTTCATAAAGACGACTTGGCCGAATTGCGAAGTAAAATTCATTCCGCAGTTCAACGAAGCTGTTGGCGGTGAAAACGTAATGTATATCGTAAAAGACGACGTAATGGGGTCGGATACGGTAAAGCAGTATGTTCCCGCTCGTCTCTTCATGGTAGGATACGAAAGAAAGTCCACCAGCACAATAGAAGTGTACAGCAACGCTACTGCTGGCGTATTTGTCCGCTATCCGATTGGCGTTGTACGCTACATTGGGTGCTAACTTGTAAAAACTAACCAAAGGCGACCTATGGCAAACATGTATAAAATCTTATCAACACTTGGTGCTGCTGTGAACTTTGAGGTCATCGCAAAAGACGCTCAGGGGAACAACATAACTCAGAGAAAAATTAGCATTCCAGGAGGCAATGGAGTATTTGACCAAAAATACAACATTATGAGGAGTGCGCAAGCAGTTTGGGTCTCGGAGGACGAATTAGAGGAACTTAACAAATTGCCATATTTTACCAGAATGGTAGAAAGAGGTCATTTAATAGTCATCGGAGACCAACGCAAGGCGCAGAAGGTAGATATAGAAGAAGTCGCAAAGGACATGAATCCGAAAGATGGTTCTGCCCAATGGTCAAAGGACTATATGCCTACCGCTTCTCCTGATGTTAAAAATCTGGATTTACTTGATAGAAAAGGGAATCCGATATTAAAATCGAATATTCCTGAATCGAGAGTAATAGACGCCAAGCTTGAAGATAAAGTAGCAACCAAAACCAAAAGAGGTAAAGCGCAGAGAAAACGTTAATTTAGAAAGCATAGCAATAGGATATATGTGTGGAGATAATTCTAATCAGATAACGATAACGGTAGAGCAGTTTAGGACGGCATTTCCCGCCTTCACGCAAGAGCTTTATCCTGATTCGTTGGTTGAGCAGATAATTTCCCAATCCTATTGCTATGTATCTAATTACGGAAACCCTAACAATCCTTGCCCTTGTAGAGTCTTAATGATAGAGCTTATGACTGCGCATTTATTGTGGCTAAGTAATCAAGCGCAATCGGCGGCATCTGGCGGAGGGGCTTCATTGGGAATGGGATTAGTTCAACGTTCAAAGGTTGGCGAAGTCGAAGTGTCTATGGCAGTGCCTACTGGATTAACATTATTTAGAAGTTGGTTGGCTCAAACTCCGTGGGGACAACAACTTATAGGGCTGATTGCATCGCATAATATGCCACTGTTTTATGGCGGAAGCTTTAACCGAATTTATTGGACTTCCTACTGATGGGATTTAATGCAGTAAAGGTCACCGTAAAAAACGGTGAGGGAATGAGACATTTGATGTCTGTTCTTAATACCTTAGAGCAGAGTGAAATCCAGGTAGGTTGGTTTAATACTAAAAGTTCAATACGTTCTGATGATAGGGAAGATACTGGGGCATATGATGCCTACAAGGCCGTAGCTAATGAGTTTGGGAAACCAAGCTCGAAAGGGAGAGATAGACCACCAAGACCATTCATTTTCCAAAATATGGATAAGGTCGCAGACGAGGTAATATCTTCACTGCAAGAGAATAGAGAGTTAAAAGCCTCTAATGTTAGAAATGCTTTCCAAAAGGCAGCAGAGCAGGGTGCGAACCAGATAAGAGAGAATATAGATTCAGTATTTAATCCACAATTAAGCGGATTGACAATCCGATTGAGAGGGAATGGCTCGACAAAGCCTCTTGTTGATACTGGTTCTATGAGAAAGAATGTAAAAGGAAAAGTTGTTAGGAAGAAGTAATGAATCTTTTAAATCAAGCATTGGCAACGCTGAGAAAAACTCCTATAATCTATGAGCAATATGCGTCGCAAAATGTGGGATTTGGAGGAGTTGCTCAAAATTCTTACAATGCCCCTATAACGGTCTCTAATGCCATTGCACAGCCTTTGAGTAATAAACTCTATAAAGACTATGGGTTGGACTTTCAGAAGCGTTATATGCGGTTTTTTTTAAGCTCTAATGCGCTTGCATTAGAGAATAGCAATGCGTCTCCCGATAGAATAACCTACGAAGGCTCAACGTGGATAGTCATAAGTGTAAAACAATGGTATCTATATGATGGGTGGAATGAGATTATAGCTATTGCGGAGAAGGACTATAATAAATGACAAAATCCGAGCTTACAATTTATAACGATTTTATTACATTAGTAGGGAATTGGTTGCAGGATAAGCAACTTACCGATTGGAATGTAATACAATGGGGACAGCCGAGCATACAAGGATTGCGTTCGCCTTTAATACTTTTGGATTTTTACAACAGTCGTCGTTATGGGTGGACTTCGACTATCTATAAATGGGATTCTGAATCCCAAACAGGGGAAGGGATTATCTATTGGAATAATGAAATCTCTATGTCGTTTACGTTCTGGAAAGATAGAAAGGATATGTCTAATCCCAATACAGATTTAACTACATACCAGACCGCCTACGATATTGCGAATCAGTTCTTGGCATATCTTCAAAGCCAATATGCAAGAGAGGCTTTGTTTAAGGTTGGATATTGGACAGAGAACACCCCTGATATTTACAATGGGATAGCAGAAGATGACTCTGGGAAGGATTCTCGTTTTCCTGTCATAAGAGCAAAATTCATAACCAAAGAGTCAATTTCTATTGACGAGACAGAAAATTTCATCACAAAAGAAGAACAGCAAGAAGCATTTAAAAACAATACGAATGGGATATACCCAATAACATAATCTACAAAAGGATAGAGCAATGAATCTAAGCATACCAATCTCCAAATATGTACGAATAACAAATGAATTTGCGGGTGGCAGTGTGGTCGGAACGCGCGAACCTATTGGTCGTATTATGACAACTAATTCTCTTGTTCCTTATGGGCAAGCATTGGAATTTTCAGGGGCGACTGCATTACAGAATGTGCTGGGCTACTTCGGGGCTTCATCTGCTGAATATGCAGTTGCGTCACAGTACTTTAATTGGACAAGTAAGAAATATACTCGCCCACAGAAATTGTCATTTTGGAGATGGTCAACAAGTGCAGTAAATGCCACAGCGACGAGCGGCATAACTACTTTTGCGCTTACGAGCTTTACTGCTATATCGAATGGTACACTAAATTTCTCCTATACGGATGCAACAGGGAAGGCAACGCCATATCAAGTCACTGCTATAAATCTATCGTCAGCAGATAGCTTTGCGACAGTAGCTTCTACGATTCAGACCAGCCTTCAAGCTGTATTTGAAGATGCTACTGTCAAATATGAAGCTTCTCTGAATAATAGCGGAGCGAGGTTTGTCATTACAGCACCAACAGTTGGCGATGGGTCGCAAGTAGGCAGTTTTAGCGCATTTACCAGCGGCGAAGATGGACTGGCGACATTGTTGGGTCTTACTTCCGCCACAAGTGTTATCCTTTCAGAAGGTAAAGATGCCGATACTCTTACGGAAGAACTAAACAATATGATGAATGTGAATAACAATTTTATGACATTCGCATTCCTCAATCCTTCCGATATATCCCAAGACCAAGCGGTAGAAGCAGCGACTTGGACGGAACAACAGAACGGCTCTGTTCTGTTCATTGTGCAGCCTCCGACAGCTTCGCAGTGGGCTGAATACCAATCGGCACTTGCATCTTACTCTTTTGTATGGATACAATATGATGCTGCGAACGAAAATAAGTATCTGATGCCTATGATGGCGGGTGCTTGCATAAACTTCGAGCAACAGAATAGCTTGCCAAACTTTATGTATCAGACTTATCCTAATTTCACGCCTGATAATGTAATGACAGTCAGTGGTGGAATGAATCTCTATCAAAATCTTGATGCTTCGTATGTAAACTACTACGCATCAACTCAGCAAGGCGGCCAAAAGACAAGTTTCTTGCAGGACGGATTGCTACAAGGCTCTCCGACTTCTACCACAGTTGCCGTAGGTGCTTGGTGGTTGAAAGGTCAAATAGAAACAACCGCATTGACTGTCTTTGTTCTCAATGACGCGATTTATGCGAACCAGCAAGGAGTTGCAAAAGTTCAAGCAGCATTACTTGACGTATGGACAAGCGCAAAAAATAATGGGGCAATTCAAGTAGGTAAGTTCCTAACTTCTGACGAGAAAGCCTCTATATCCGCAATAACTGGTAATGACTCCGATTGGCAGATTGTCCAGAGTCAGGGATATATATTTACATTTAGCATAAATACTAATCCTAATGGGACAAGGAGCTTCTCTTATAGGCTTATATATGCTGCCGCCGATACCATTAACAGTATTGAAGGTACGCACATTGCTATAACAAGTTCCGCGAGAAACTCGTAATTAACAATAAAGAAGGAGTAATATAATATGGCAGACGCAACGGGATTTGGGTCAAGTGTGACCATAAGGAGTTTGAACAACCCGCAAGGAATAACAATTACAGAAGCGGCAGACGACATCGCTCTTTTTGAGATAGATGACCCTGTGTTTGGTACTGTAAATGTCGGTGCAAATGGACATAAGATTTCCTATATGCATGGAAGTGTTTACACTATAAGAATAGGAGTATTTGCTAATGGAGACAACGACAAAGCTCTTAAAGCAATGGTTGCTACTGATAGACCGCAGCAAGGTGCTGCTGTGAATATTGATTCAATCAATATCGTGTTTACCGAAGCAATCACTGGAAAAACAAGCAATTTCGCCGATTGCACAATGACTTCTGGCGCACTTTGCAATACGATGGCTGTTGACGGCAAGCTCCAAGCGAGATTGTACACCTTTCAAGGAACAATGCAGGCATTTTAATCTAAATAATTGATAGAAAGGCGACCTATGGCAAGAAAACAAGAAATAGTAGAATTAGAGGGAAGAAAATACAGGGTGAGCGAGATGCCTCCTCTTATGGCACGACAAGTCCTTATGAAATGGGACGATAGCTTGTCTAAGAACGATTTAGGGGAAGAGAATCAAGTGCTCTTTAAGAAAATCCTATCTAATGTCGAGGTAGAGACCTCCCCGAACGTATGGCTTAGGCTTGATACGGAAGATGTCATAAATGACAATCTTTCATTCGCATCAATGAAGGAGTTGGGAGATAAAGTAGTTGACCTGACCATAGGTTTTTTAAAAAATGGCGAGAACTCCCAGAGTTAATAACAAAAGGGAATAATAATGTTCCCTTCCGAAGTCCGAGACTTTCTCGCCGTTTTGAATACCAAAATATAGACCCATTAGTTGGAGGGCTAATATCAAAGAATTTAGCCACTCTTAAAGAAATAGAAGAATATTACTCATTGGAGGACTTATACAAGATATGGGAAAGTTATATAGTACCCTCATATAATGAATATCTTGACATAGAACAAAATAAGTTCTACAACGAGTTGAGAAGAAGTGGAAGGCAATGAGTAAAGAGGTCTTAAAGACAGCATACATAAACTTTCAAGCGAAGGGAGTTCAAGAAATACGGACTCTCATTACGCATTTAGGAAAAGACCTTGACAAATTCAGTGCGTCTCTTGGGCAATCTCAACTTAAAATTGCCAATAAGTTAGGAGATATTTCCAATAAGATAAAGGAATCTGTAAAGAAAGCTAATGAGGCTGTATTGGTAGGGACAAAGGCTTCAACCGCCGCATTGGGCAAGGAAGTATCTGCATTAAAACTTATAAACAAAGAGTTTAAGGGAATGGCATTAACCTCCAAAGAATTAAAGAGTCTTGGAGGAAGAGTATCTGTAAGAATTACGCAGAAAAGCCCAGAATTACTCAGAATCGAAGCGGCAGAAAAAGCGGCAAAAATAGAAGAAAGAGCTGCAAAAGAAGCAGCGAGAGAAAAGCTTAGAGCAGCGAAAGAAGCTGCAAGAGAGGAAAAAGCCGCCGCAAGGGAAGCGGAAACGCGAAGAAAGAATTTCTCAAATAGAATAGTCGCAATTACTAAATTCTTGGGGAAGTTAGGGCTTGCCACTTATGGGGATTACCAAAACCGAATGGGACTTCGGAGCGAGAATCTTCGTTATGAGAATTTGCTAATGCTTTCTGGGATTGGCAATGCTCGCGCAAGAAATTATGCGGCAAAAATGGTATCGTTGGGAGGTAGTGCCGAAGGCACATTAGGCACTTTAAGTGCGCTTTCAGCGGGATTAGGAGGCATTGCAAGGGGAGATACAGGGCTGTTGCAAACTCTGGGTATGTATGGCATTGGAGGAATATCTCCTCGGACTTCTCCTGAGCAACTAATCAATAAAATCCGCGCAAGAGTTCAGCGTGGAGATTTAAGCAGAAATGAGATAAATGCCCTCCTTTCTCAGCTGCCACTTGATGATGCCCAGAAAAGGGCGATAATGTCATCTCGCGCCGACTTATTTAGTGGAGAATTAGGGACATTCTCAGTCGATGAGAGAAATATTCAAGCATTAGAGCAGAATGCGATTGCAACAGAATCTCTTAGAAGCTCAACCGAGAAAGCTCTCGCCTTTTTTTCTCCTATTGACAATAAGATTAGTGGGCTTATACAGTCAAATTCTGAATTGATAGCGGGCATTATGGTAAACTCTAATGCGATAAAAGAGCTTGCAGGTCTAATTCCACAAATAGGTTCAAGCTTGGCAAATTCGTTATCAGGGATATTCGGCGGTGCAGCGGCAGGAGCGATTACCTCTAAGTTTGGGAAAATTTGGACTTCCGCAAAGAATTTCGGTTCTAAGGTCAGTGGCGGTATGGCTCGTGGGGGAGCATTTATTAGTAGGCTTTTAGGCGGAGCTACGCTTTCGCTTACTCCTACCCCTATGGGAGGCGGTACAATGGACGAGAATTTGCATCTACTTTCAGAAGCTGACCGCAAGAAATATTTAGATAGGAAATATGGAGTGTCTGAATTAGGTTGGTTGCAAGACATGGCCTCGTCTATCGAGAAATCAAGCATAACAGATAGCTATAATACTACTAATAATAATTATAACATATATTATTCCCAACCTCAACAGAACTCTGTTGTCCCATTCTATCTGAGAAATCCCGATACTTGGGAACGCAATGCACTTTATTATGCGCCTAACTATTGATGAGATATGGCAGATTTAGCAAACATCATAAACTTAGCAAAAACGGCTTCTGGATTATTATTAAACCAGAAAAATATAGCCTTCTTTAAAGAGGACGGATACGAAGAAGGCAATGGATTGCTAAGTATGATTGGCATAGATACAAACACCGTTTTAGGCGGAGTGTTTTCGGGGACGACGGAGGAAATTCTTGTTGGAGGCAAGTCGGCAATAGATAACAACATTCTGAACGCCGTTATTGCGTGGGCATTTGAGAATGAACCAATTCAAGCTGATGGAGGGTCATCTGTCACTACTTTCACACACCCATTAGAATGGAATGTATCTGATTCGTCGCAACCTAATGCGCAAAACTTCATAACAGACCATTCTATTCGTAATCCTGATACATTTACTGCGATGATTTCTACTCCCAACTTCTTTTATACAGAAGTATTTAATGAGTTGAATGACCTCCTAAATAAACAAACGCTCTGTGTGATTGTAGCAAAAGGCAGGACTTATCGGAATATGGCATTACAGGGATTTTATCCTTCATATACAGTAGAAAAGATGAGTCGCATAGTTGTTAATACGAATTGGAGAGAGGTTCAAATGGTATATCCACTTGAAAAGCAATCAGGAGTCCCAACCTCATAGGAAGGAGATTTTAATGGCAGAGAATGTACAAATAGACAGGCTACATAATAAGGAATATACTTTCTCTTATGGCGATAATGCGTATGTTATCCATTTGTTTTCATACAATGGATTTACATTTATCGATATTCAGATGAACGGAAACTGGATATGTAGAGGTATATTATGTGTTCCAAACGAATATATTTTGCCTGAATATTTGCAAAATCAAATAGGTGGAAATTTTATGTTTGATTGTAGGGGAGAGGAATCCCCGTCTTGGAATAGTTTCACGCTCCCAAGTAATATTGCGCCGCTTTATACTCCTGCCCGAAAATATCCGTATTTCTATTATTTCAACCAGTCTCAAAATCTAAAATTTGTTCCTTTATCGGAAATAGAAAGTTCTTCATAATGGCAGAGGACGTACGGTTAAGTCAAAAGCTCTCGCAAAGACGTATTATTGTAGAACTTATAGATACTGCGACAAATAGTACTTATATTGTCAATGAGAAGCAAAATATTGCCGAAGTTCAAGCGTCTTGGGAGCGAAGCGTTGGAGGTCTTGGGCAAGCAAGCATACTGATTTTTAACTTAAATCCTAACGTAGTAAGTTCTTTTACGACAAAGAATTATTACCCAGAACAAAAGAAAGAAGTTAAGATTTATGCGGGATACGAGGATAGGGATTCTCCAAAGACGAAGGAGAATCTTCCCTTAGTCTATTCGGGAGAAGTTCTGTTCGCCAAATTAACGCAAGGGCGGCCAGATACAATATTCTCAATCACGGCGATGGAGAACTTCTCTAATATGAATGTTGACATAAATCTGTCATCGGTAGGGATAAATGCTGATACAGAAATATCTATGTTGGATATGGTAGTAAAGATACTTACCTATTATAAGTTTACGGTAGATATATCTGTGTTTGATTGGCTGATGAGTAATCGTACACCAGTTGCCTTAAAATACTATACACTAATATCAAATGGATATATGTATAGTGGGAAGATGAGCAATTTCTTGCAAAATGAATTGTTCAAATTCAACGGAATGCAATTCATTCAGGAGGGAATGAATATAAAGCTTCTGCCTAACGATTTAGATTATAACATTTATCTTTCAAATATGAGTTCTCCTGCGTTGGAAAATGCAGGCAAGGTAATCAGTGCCCATACAAATGGGACTATGGCTACTATGATTGGCATTCCTGACCCTAATTTCTATGGGGTGGAGTTGAAAACTCTATTTTCAGAGAAGGTTAGAGCGGGTGAGCAATTCTTGCTTAAAAGTAAAGTTTTTGCCACTGGGAACGATGCTTCAAGCTATAATATCCCTTATGAGATAACTTCCGTTTCTTATGAATTGCAACTTAGAGGACAAAGCTTCTATCAAAATATAAAGGCAATTCGCTACATAAAAGAGAATAGTTCATCTACCTCTCAGAATAGTAGCATATTTAGTGCGTCATTTGAAAATATGATGAGCAATCCTCCAAGAACCCTTATCCAAACAGCCCAATCGATTTCTGGGGCAGCTTTTGATGGATTGCAAGTTAGGATTCCTTGCGTTGTGACTTCTGTAAATTCGGGTAAAAATACCGTGAGTGTTTCTATTCCGATTCAGAAGATGAGCACATTGATAAAAAATGGGCAGCGAGAGTTCATTCCCTATCAGAATCTTTACAATATACCAATAAAAATGCCTGCTGCAAACGGGTGTGTTATAAGATTCCCAGTTGTCGAAGGAACAACTGGTTGGGTGGTCGCATCTGATATAGACGCTGATGTTTGGCGTCAGAGCAGTGAATTTCCAAAGGGAGGGGTGAATCCGCGTTCGCAACTTTTCCACCAATTATCTTGGGGATACTTTGAGCCTGAAATAATACTACCAAAGGGTTTTTCTATAACAAATGGCGGTAATAACGGTATCTGTATTCAGTCCTTAGATGGGGTAGGAGGCATAGTGGTAAATCCAGATGGCACAATTATAATCAATGCTAAATCATTGACAATTAACGCGAATACTACTATTAACGGAACATTGACTAACAATGATATAAATGTCACCACTCATTGGCATCAAGGAGTACATGGGGCTACGTCGGGAATGAAAAACTAATGACTACTTTAAAGACATTTGACTACACAAAATATGACAACAATGGCAACTATGTTGGACTATGTGAGAACGATATTGGATTAGACGAGTCTGGTAAGAATTTGGCGATGTTGTCTGGGGAGGAAGCCGTAATGCGAGTTGTGAAAAATAGAGTCCAAACTCGCAAGTATGAGCTACTCTTTGATATGAATAAAGGGATTCCTTACGTCGAAACAATATTTGATAATCCTTTTTACTTGCCACTGTGGGCAGATAATTTAAAAAAGACAATAGAAGGCACGGACGAAGTAGTGTCTGTTGCATATATAAACCCAGAATTGGACAGCGCAAATAGAAAGCTTAAATATACTTGCGGAATAACAACAACTTACGGATACAGGATTTTTACAAATGGCTGATGACCTTATAACTTATATAACAAGTAGCGGGACAATTGTTCCCAATACAGATAGCGTTATTTCTGAATTGCAGACAGAGTGGAAAAATCTCTTTGGCTCTCAGCTATCTGTTGATAGTAGTACTCCGCAAGGGCGCATAATAGAAACGGAAGCAATGATTAGAAAGGGTACATTAGGAGCGTGTACAATGGTCGCAAACCAACTTAATCCTAATCGGGCTTTTGGGATATTTTTAGATGCGCACGGTGCATTTTTTGGAGTCAATAGACCGTCTGGAAGAAATAGCGAGATATTAAACGTTCTTTTGACGGGTACGCCTGCAAATTATCCAACTGCGACAATTACTGTAAACAAAAATCCATCTGCAAATGATACATTAACAGTATCTTATGTATTGAACAATGATTTCGCCTCGGCAACTGAGTCCGTATTTACTTTCGGGACATCAGGAGGAGTTCAGATTGGCACTACAACTGCTCAAACGGCAACAAATATTGCAAATGCTATAAACGCAAATACTACTTTAAATCCTTCTGGCGCAACAACAATGAATGCAGTTGCGAGTAGCAATGTGGTGACCATTACAGCAACTATATTGCCTTCTCAAAATTCAAGAAATCAAATAACTGCATCATATTCATTGTCCGATTCAACAACTTCCGATAATATTACGAGTGAAAATGCGTTGAATTATTGCTACGCTCCCGCAGGAACGGTTGCGCAAGCAACAAATGGAGAACTTTTTTCGCTAAGTTCAGGAATACTTTTAGATTCTACTGGTCAGGGCTATGGGACGTTTGTAGCTCAAAATAGTGGGGCAATAGTAGTAGGAGTTGGCGAGCTTACAGTACTCGTAAATCCGCCAGATGGCTTAGAGACGGTTTATAATCCCAGTATGGCTAATGTGGGATTTGACTCTATGTCCGATTCTCAATTTAGGGTATATGTGCAGGACACAAAGGCAAAGTACTCGACTGGAACGGTAGAGTCTCTAAAAGCCGCTTTGTTTGATATAAATGGGTTGCTAAGTTGCGAAGTAATCGAGAACTATACAAGTCAAACACTAACTTCTAATAATAGTTTTGGCATACCAATCCCAGAGGGAGAACAAATAAATTCCCATAGTGTTATGATTGTTGTTGCTGGTGGGAATAGTGCGGGAGACTTTGATAATTTAGTCGCTAATGCGATTCTGAGTAAACGTTCTGGTGGTTGCGGAATGCAACCTGTCTCAAATCCCGACAATGTAAGAAACGTAAATATCACAGGAAGCGATGGCGGCTCTTACACTATGACGTTTAATTATGCGACTCCCGTTCCCATATACGTTTACTTAGACGTTAGAAACAATGGATATGGCGGCAATGTAGAAGTTGCCATACAGGAGGTATTATTAAATTGGTTTTCAGGGAACTTAGATATTGACGAATCTTTAAAAATAAAGATTGGCAGGAGTATATCCGCATTTGAAATATCAAGTATATTGATGCAGAATCTTCCCATATACATTCCTTCTTGCTACATAGGGACATCTCCAAATCCTAATACCTCTAATGAGATTGCTATCTCAAAAATTCAGATAGCTACAATAACTACAAACAATATAACCGTAAATCTTTTATCTTAAAGACAATGCAAATAGGGAAAGCAGATTTTTCAATTTGGGGAGAGAACGATGTTCTTATCTGGCAATATTGCAATGCTCCTAATTTGGCTCAAATAATTGAGAATGAATTTGCATTTTACAACAAGAACGTAAGGGATTTCTTCAATGATTGGTACAACGACGTTTTTAACTTGCTTACAGCAAATACTTTTGGATTAAATGTATGGGCAAATATTTTGGGAGTGAAACGCCCATCGGTGCAGGCTGTTAATGGGGGAATTGACAAAAATGGGATATTCCGATTCAAGAATGTCGATACTGGGAGATGGCACTCGGTATGGATTTCTGGGACAGTGCCGCAGCTGAATATAGAATCTTCTCCGCTTGAAGATTCTATCCCGCGACCTAATCAGTTAGACGATGAAACCTTCCGTAGATGCCTATTGGCAAAGTTGAAGCTTTTGCACAGTAATGCAAGTATCGTTGACATAAATGATTTTCTCCAAAGTGTATTGGGCGAGTTCTCTCCTGAAACTGGGTGGAAAAAGAATTACAATGCATATGTTCAGGACTATTATGATATGACGATGAGCATCGTTTTTAATAAGGAACTTCCCTCCGCGGCAGATTTATCTATCATTACAAGCGATGACTTCTCTCCAAGACCTATGGGTGTAATGATGAATTATGGATTTGTAGATATTGGGAACACATTTGGGTGGAATGAAGCTCAAATGAAAACGTGGCTACCCCTAACTTCAACTGGCGACGTAGCGGAATGGGAAAGCGGATATGGTGCGCTATCGCAGTTTTAACACATATAACTTTATATTGTTATGGCTACTAATTTTAGAATAACAACATCTTATATGTTTGAAATCTTCAACCCAGATAGTAATAATGGGCAAGGCGGATTTCATCAGATATGGATAGTTGGGCAAGATGGAACTTTGCAAATTGCGACATCTGAATTGCCTGATTTAGAGGGCGTTGAGATGAAATTGCCTGACGGTATAATTCCTTATGTACCTGGTGGAGTAAAGTCCAATTATAGACTTGACAGTGACGGAAACTTTCAACTGTATAATGTTGACAATGGGCTATGGTACAATGTATATATACAAGGTGAATTAGAGACGCCTCCACAATTTTATATTTATCAAGAAGGGACTGAATAATGGCAGTTGCGGGCAGTTTAGAAGGAAATAATTTTAAGATACCAAATGTGTTTGGAAGCAATGCGACATATAAGACATTGCCTGCAAGTATTCCTACAACCTCACCGTCTGGGTCGGTAAAGGCATCTTGGCAAGACGGATTCCCAGAACAAACCTTTCAGCCAAATAATGCGCCGTCGGGCGCAGACTTTAATGGGCTTTTTGGGTTGGTATCTGCTCTACTTATGAATACTCAAATGGGGCAAATGATAAATACTTATGACGCGACATATCAGGTTAGCATTGGAGGTTATCCAAATGGAGCGATAATATGGGTTGTCCCAAATAGTGATTGGTCGAATAGAATGCTATTTCAATCCACTATTGATAATAATACAAACGTTCCCTATAACGTTGCAACAAGTTCAGTTGGGACTGGGTGGAAGCAACTATTGCCAGTCAACATAAATCCATATGCTTCTTTCCCTGATTATAGCAAAGCCCAATGGATAATTACTTCCAATTATAATAATGAAAATTGGAATTATTCATTACCAAATACTTACGGTTGGGTTTTCGCGGCCACATCGGTATGCGAATGGAATAACTCTTATATAGTAATTAACAATATTCCTTTTGAGATAGGAGGTCAAAATCATGACGAGGGAACCGGGACTGGCGCAATTTTCATTCCCGTTCCATCTAACTCAGTTATAAATAAAGTTAAGAGCATCGGCAGAATTGCGTTCTATCCTTGTATCGGACAATAAAGAGATAACAATATGGCAGAAAAATTTACACCATCTGAAAACCCAACTTTATCGTTATCTGTAAATCAGGATAATGAGTTGGTTGCTCCTACCGCAGAAGAACTACTCTCGGCTAATCCTGCATTAGGGATTTTGCAGGAAAGAACCCAGAATATGTCTGCCAGCCCAAGTGGGACTTCCATAGAGAAGGGGCTAACAGTATCTGGGAATTTACAGTTTTCGGATTCTATATCCAATAAACCCACAGAAATAGCAGCTCCCAATACTGTCCAAGTCAAAGGGTACTTTATTCAATATTTTGATAAGACAAATTTCTCCAACGGAACTGGGACAATGGATATATACGTTGGAGATGAAGAGCTTACTTATGAGCAAGGGATTGAAAATCAGAGTAGCCCAGCGAGTAATTTCTATAAGGCGGGCTTCACCACCCAGTATGAAGTTGGAGACTTAATATCTTTCCGCAACAAATACACCTTTATCTGCGGCGGTCAAATAACTGCTATATCGGGCAATAAGATAACGCTTGGTCAGTTTACAGACTTTGTATTAGAAGAGATGCCAAATACCACTACTTGGTTGCCTGACGAAGGAGCAGGCCAAACAGAGCTAAATTTCGACGCTTATTCCTTATGGAATATGACTCGTCCCACATTAGGCAGTGTGGTATTAAACAATATCGCCTTTGCATTTGGCGCAAATCTCAATTCTCTTGGTAAAGCTTCCTTTGCACAAGGATTTGATTCTAATGCTTATGGAGCTTATTCCATTGCGACGGGAAGAGGTACAACAGCTGGGTCTTATGCTCAATTTGTGTGTGGTAGAAACAACTCCCCTGATTATAACCAGAAACTTCTATTTATAGTTGGTGGCGGTTGGGGGTCAGACCTCAAAAACGTCTGTACAGTGGATTATGGTGGCAATCTTGTATTAGCTGCGGGCAGTTATCCACAACCTTCCGAAACGGCTTCAATTACTGCTACCAATGGGCATTTTTCAGGAAGTATTGATGTAGAAAGTTCTGTTTCAGTAGGTAGTGTTGAATTGACAGAAGAATCGTTGCAGGAAACAGAAAATAATATATCCAATTTACAGACAGATGTACAGGCTATTAAAGTTAAAACACAGAATCAGTCTGCTACATCTAGCAATACTTCTTTTACGGGAAATCTTACTGTCACTGGGACAATCTCGACTGGAAGTATGTCAGATATTGTAAGCAACGTAAGTCAGAATAAGTCTGCAATCTCAGGGATTCAGGCAGATGTATCTACGTTAACTTTATCCAAGCTTCCGTATGGCACGCTGTATTTTAACTCAGGCAAGCTTTCAGGCTCAAATTTTGCGATTCCCAATTTCCCGTTTTCGATTTGCGCGACAGTGCGAATTGATGCGTGGCAAAGCGACAGTTTCGCTCAAACCATGTTTCAATGCGGCGACCACGGGAGCTCAACAGACCCGTGGATGGCTTTGAGTTTTGCGAATAATTCCGATATTCCTCGAATTCGCTTGTTAATTGCGTTAATGATAGACGGAGCGCAAAAGACAACCGAAATAAATTGCGATGTAAATCTATCCGAATTTTTAGGCAAAATGCACACAATAGTAGGCATTTGCCGAGCTGTCACAGCCGAAGCGTTGAATTGGGATATTTATATTGACGGCGCAAAGCAGAATATAACTTCAAGTTTAAAAAATGCAGTAGTTAGCTCACTAAGCGGCACAAGGAAGTGGGCGGTTAATACGTCGAATTATAATTTTTCGAGTCAGCCTGCTTCGGCGAATCCGATGATGTTGCGCAATTTGTACATTTTTAATTTTGATATAAGCGCGGAAGACTCGCCATACAGCATTGCGGACTATGAGGCAGGCAGGCTTATTCCGCCCGCATTAAAGCCTTCGCAAGTTTCGCTTGCGCTCGAAAACTACACAATCGCGCGTAATGCAACGACTACGCTTGTCAAAGACGCTTCGGGCAATTCCAATGACGCGACAGTGCAAGGAAGCGGCACAGTTGCTGGCGACAATGACCAGTCAATAAAAGTTTTCGTCGATGAAATCAAAACTCAAATAAATCAATCAAATGGCTAAGAAAGTTTTAATAAAGAGCAAAGAGGGCGTTGAAATATACTTCGCGCTGAAAGAAATCACTCTCAAGGGAGAAGCGATAACAAAATTCCCGAGCGGTGAAGAATGGAGCGACGGACTCTCGAAGCCGTATGTTTACGGTGAAAGCTACGTTGACCAGCTTCCCGACGCGATAGTCTCGCAAATTGCGGCACTCTTGATTCCCGCTGATATTGAAGCGGAATCAGAAGATGCGCAGGAGCAAGCGCAGGAGCAAGAGGATAATGTATGATATACACAAAAGAGAAAATGGCGGCTATCCGCGCGGGCGTGCAGAAAGCGGGGTTGTCAGCGCCGCAGGAATTTTTCGACGCGGGAATCGACGAACTTTGCGAAGTTTGCAACGGAGTGGGCGGTTCGGGACTCTCGAACGATTCGCGCTTAAAACTCACAAGGGCGTTTTCTTTCATAGAGTATTCGGCGGCGGTGCATGACTGGCGCTATGCGAAGTCGGACGGCACAGAGGAAAAAAGGCTCGAAGCCGACAAGGAATTTAGGGCAAATATGCTCGATGAAATTTTGTACCGCTCGCCAAGCTGGAAGTGGCGGAAGGAATTAAAAGCACTTGGTGTGTATTCGCTCGTGCGCAAATTGGGCAGAGCCGCTTGGTGCATTGCCTTTGCGGAAAGCACGACAAGACAGGCGGAATCCGCCAAAGAAACGGGAGCGCAAAATGGGTGAAGTAATACAGACTCTTTGGGATTCGGGAGCGCTTGGCGCGATATTTACAGGGCTTGTCACAATCTTGGGGCAACTGTCGGCTCTCAACACGCAAAAATATACGGCGGTATTGGAAGCCCTACAAAAGCAGCAGGCGGCTGACATAACGGCGCACGACGCGGCATTTACTCGCACAAAGGACGACGGCGGAACGTGGACGCGCAGGGCGATGATGTTTGCGGCGTTTGCGATGCTTGGAATCGCGCCGTTTGTGTTTGCGTTTTTTAAGGATATACCCGTTGCGGTGGAGACTGTCGAGCAAACAGGCGGTTGGCTGTGGGGATTGATTCCCGAAAAGGAAAGTTTTGCAGTGGCGTATGTGAACGGATTTTACCTTGCCGACGTTTGGAAAGAATTGATGGCAAACCTCGTCTCGGCATACGTCGGCGCAGGGCTTACAAGAAAAGCTTTTAAATTGGGGAAATGAGATGGGCGATGAGCCGTCGCGCATTGCGCGCCTTGAAGAGATGCAAAAATCAATATTCCACACGCTTGACCAGATGCGTGCAGACGCGCTTCGTCGCGAAGAGAAAATCGACTCAATGAAGGGTGAGTATGTTCGATTCAAAGAACATCGGGAGTCGGTTTGCAGGCCATTGCATGTTAGGCTTGATGATTTAGAACTTAGGGTGCGTGCTCTCGAATCCTTTAAATGGCGTGCAGTAGGCGCAGTAGGAATTATAACGTTCGTTGCGAACATAGTCGCGCAAAAGTTCTAAAACTGGGAAAGGAAAAGCCGTAGGCAAAAATGAAGAAAGCCTACGGCTTTATTTTACGGGGTGGATTAAGCCTCAACCTTAATATGATAAGCGAATAAGCAATTTCAGCTTCTGTGGGATATATGATATTGTTTTTTTGAACGAGTCAACATTTTTTATGACAAATGTTGAAGAAGTGCGATATTAGTTTGGAAATGAGAAGCGATTTTGCCAAGAAGGTCTATTGTTCCCGAATGCAAAGAAGGGTCTCTGGATAGTTGGTCTATCCGATAAAGCGCGACTCTTATTTCTTCTAACAACTCATTTATTGTAAAAAAGTTGTTGTGTGTCTCGCAATAATTGATGACCGCGTTATATATTTTGGGGAAAGAAGGAACTTGCTCTCCATTTGCCATAAAGAATTTTTCTTTTATAGCGTCAATAAATTCGTCTTGGATAGGGTCTGCGACTTCGTCCATATATTTGTGAACGGAAAGGAAGTTGATGCCTACATAGTTGTAATGTATATGTTTGGCAATTACATAGATGGTTTGTAGATTTACGATTAAGTCTTTCATTGTTAGTCTTTTTTTGAAAAGTTGATTCGTTCCATAAATTCATTCACTCGTCGGCTAAATGGTTCATAGTTTGCCATATCGGAGAACCGAGCTTTAAACTCTTCGCCGCGATAGTTTGTAGTAAAGATAATTGGTTTAAGGTTTGCAAATCTTTTCTCGAAGATTTGGAATACGCTGACTTCGTATCGTTCGGTGAATTTTTCTTTGCCAAAGTCGTCAATAATTAGGAGTCCGCAATTTTCTAATTTGCGCATAAATGAATCATATTCTGTTGCTTTCTTAAAAGAACTCATAATAGCTCTTTCGAGTTCTCCTGCATAGAATACCATAAGAGAAGTGGTTATTCCTACTAAATCTTTCTTTGCCATTTTTTAAATTTCGCCTATAAGGGGTTTTTTATTCTTAATGGTATACTCGTATCCAATCTACAATAAAAATCGTTTTTAGGGGCAAAAGAATCGTTTTTAGAGGCATTTCTTTTATTGTTCTTCAAACTTTGTTAATGCCTTATTAAATACCAAGTCGGTTGCATTAACTGAGCCATGTCGATTTTTTAGCAAATGAACCTTAATAGTAGGCTTATCAAAGTTGATATTGTCTGGAACGTTGTAGGTTGTAATTTTCTCCTCGTTGCCTGAGCTGTTTATGTGCGTTGTCTCTATTACGCGGCTTAGAATCATTATGTAGTCTGCGTCTTGTTCTATACTTCCACTCTCTCGGAGGTCGCTTGGTCTCGGTGGGCGGTTTTCTTTCTCTGTCTCTCTGTTTAGCTGGGCAAGCGCGAAAACTGCACAATCTAAGTCTTTGGCAATTTCCTTTAAGCTTCGAGATACTTCAGAAACTTCCTGCTCGCGGCTCGTTTTCCTTGATGCGGGCTTTAATAGTTGCAGGTAATCGACAAATATAAGTCCAATTCCATACCGCTGCTTGAATTTTCGCGCCCAAGATAACATCTGTAAATAATCCATATTCGCCTTATCGACAATATGGAATAGCTTGCTCTTTTTCATTAGAAAAAAGAATGCTCCTTCTATCTTAGGAATGTCTGTGGCGGGTATTATGCCGTTTCTAAGACTGCTTGCGCTTACTCCGCTTATCAAGCTTATAAGCCTTGATACAAGCTCGCTTCTGGTCATTTCCAAGCTAAAAATTAGTATGGGCGTTGGTCTATCCTGCTTTAAGATATTTGCAACAATGTTCAGCATAAGTGCAGTTTTCCCTGTTGCAGGGCGTCCTCCTAATACTGCCATATTCCCATTTTGGATATGCAATGAATCTAAAAATTGAAACCCTGTTCGTATGCCTATATTGCCTCTGTTGTCTATCCTGCGTTTTAGTTCTTCAAGAGATTCGTTTAGGATTTGAACAGTATTAGGGAAATCGGAGATTTTACCATTCACTTGAAATATTGAATTTTCAAGCTTAGCCAAATTTTCGTCATGGTCGAGGTTGTCGGGATTCTCGGTAAAGAGTTCATATGCTCTTTTTATATCCCGCCGCTGTTTTTCCTTTATGAGGAATGTTGCAAAGGTCTTCCAATGTAGTGAGGTCTCAACGCTTGCGCATATATCATCTATTTTTTTAAAAATCCCTTCTTCATTTTGTAAGACGCTGGCAACTTCTACTTCATTTAAAGGTTTATTTTTTGCCGACAAAGTCTTCATCGCCTCAAAAATTTTCCTGTGAATCGACTCCAAGAAACAATCTTCAGAAATTCCAAGCGTTGTTGCATTATCGTAAACAGAATTATCATCGCTTACCATTATGCCGGCAAGCAAGCCTCGTTCGTTTTGAATTTGATTACCGTAGTTCATATTATTTGTTTATTTGTTTTAAAATTGTGATTTTTTTGCTCTCTGGTACATCTGCCCAGCTTGCGGGCAATGCTTCAGTTGTGTATGTTTTTATGAAGTAAACCTGCCAACCGTCTGGTTCGGTTAGCTTAGATATTGTATTTGTGCCTTTATTGTCGTAATTGCCTTCGATTACTTTTAGAAAGTTCCTTGGCGCAAATATCCAGTCAAATGAAGCTCTCCAGTTGTTTCTGTTTAAACCTCCTCGGTTTGTCAAGAAGTCTGAGCGTTCTATTCTTGCGAATAGGTCTTGCAAAAAAGAGACGTAAGTCTCTGGAGTTTGTTTAAGCTCTTTTAGGCGGGCTTCAACTTGCGACATTCTTGACTTGCTTAGGAGCTTGATTTTAGCCAATGAAACGCAAGTTGAGTTGAATAGCTCTGCTATCTTGTCTGCTTCTATTGAAGCCTTCTTAGCAGGAGTCATCTTGCAAGATGACATAGATGTATTATTATTAGATTCAGTATTACTATATTCAGTATTATTAGTGCCTAAAAAACCAAGCTCGGTTTTATCAGTCTTGGTTTTACCAGTCTTGGTTTTTGCAAGAACGGTGAAGTTTAGCCTGTATTCAACCCTTACAAACTTCCCGCCTTCTCTTATCTTTTCTCGCGTCAAATAGCCTGCCTCTTCAAGCTTTACTAAAAGCTTTCGGATTGTATCCTCGGAGTTTGTAAAATGAGACGCAATTTCAATATAGCTAAAACGCCAGCCGTCGGGACGTGAGAATAAATAACAAGCTACACCTTTTGCCTGCGCTGATAGCTTCTCATCATAAATTATAACGTTCGGAACTTGTGTGAACGGTATATTCTCTTTCTTAAGAACCGTGTTTGCTTCCATAAATAAAAAGCCCTCCCAAGTGGCAGTTTGAGAGGGCAAAAACTTTGGTTTTTTACTTTATAAAAGCACCCTGCCACGCAATGCTTTTAATGTCAACTATATTTTTACAATAATCCTTTTTAAAGTTAAACTCGGACGCTACTCAAACGAGTTTTATTATCTTACTTTAAAGAACAGAATGTACTACCATGGCTATTTGTCAAGGTTTCTTAGGGGTTTTATTAAAAATCCCTCATTCCAATTATTATAGCTTTATAATCCAGAAGGGATACTACGTCATATCCGCTTACCTCTATAAGGTCTTTGTCTTTCTCAAAGCGTATTTTTGCCTCTGGCAAGTTAGATAGCGGCGCGAGAAATTCTCCGTTAATTTTTGGGGCGTGGTTTTCCCCAAGAATATAAGAAATATTGGCAATCAAAAGATTTTTCGTTTTCTTATCTATTTCAATATTAAATTCCTTAGACTGGTCTCCAAACTTTGGCATTACGGATTTCCAATTTGGGAAATTCCCGTCTGGATTCACAATCGGGACAAATGAGATGCCGTGTGAGTCCATACTTGTCATATACTGGACTCCTTGTTGGAATCCATAACTCCAAACATTATAGAGAATGTGCATACGTTTACCATCGGTAGCAACAAGCACTCCCATATTATCGGATTCATCGCAATATATGCGGTTTAGTATATATCTGTATTTATTGGTACTTTTTGCCGCCAAAAGGAACTTAAAAAGCTCATAGCCTTTCCCTTTGGAGATGTAAACAGAGTTCTTCTTTTCATTTTCTTCGTTCATATAATTCCTTTCATTTTTAGTTCATTTGTTAGGTCAGTTGCGGAAACTTCTTGAATATCAATTACTATTTTAGGCGTCTCATAATAGCATTTTAGATTGTCGCCGTCAAAAATTATGGCATCGTCAGTCCAAAATCCCAACTTGGTCATCACGTCTTGTATCTGCTTAGGCATGTTGTCATAGTCGGGCTTTGTCGTCTTGGGGATAACCAATTTCTGCTTAATAAGCTTCTTTGACATAGATTTGAGATAAGGGAACACATAATAGTAGTTTACTCTTATTGCTCCCGAAAAAGGCTTGGCAGGACGTTTATCCTTCAACAAGGCATAGAACATAGCCTTAACACTCTTGCTTTCCGCTGTCTCAAACATCGCTGCGTGTCCGCCAATGGTCGTCAGCTTTTTTCCCGATTGCCCAGTGCTTTTAGGCGGGGTTATGTTCAGCTCTATTCTCATCGTTATTAACTCCTTCTATTTTTTGTAATGTCGCAATATATTGGTCTGCCAACATAGGATTGCTAAACACAATTTGCAGAATAAGATTCAACTTCTCTGTGGTATTGTTGCAAAGAATCCCGTAATATTTTGGAGGACAAGTGAAGCTAAGTGGCTTCTTTTTCATTTCTTCCGCAATTCTTGGTCTCCCTGTCTTTTTTAATGGTTGCTGTTCACTCTCCATATCAATTCGCACCTTTCCCTATATGATTAAATCTAAAATGGCATATCGTCATCACTATCGTTGTCCGTAGGTTGAGTGGAGCGATTATCCTCTAATTCTTTCTCCATTATATCTCTAACAATGAAACTATTATATCCATTGTAGTTCTGATAATTCCCCGATGCCACTACTTTCAAGTTATCCTCAATTTTATCAAAGAGCTTACTATCAAAGCATTTGCAAGGTACTACTCCCTTTTGAGTCCCCTCTAATGTGAAAATTGCAAATTCTCCGCATTTTGCGCCTTTCTTAAACTCAACATTCTTGATTCTCCCCTCTATGGTTTCCATGTCTCCGCGAGAGGTTTTATCTTCCTTTCTTGCCTTTGTTTTTCTCTTTTCAAGAGACAATCCTTCCAAAAGCTCAATGATTCTATCCAATCGTTCAATTATTTCTTTCATATCTCTTATTCTTAGACGTTCCAACTGGTATATCCTTTGGCAACTTTATTTTCGGTTTCTAATATTCCATTCGTTTAAAGCTTCCTGTCGCGACTCGTTTAGCGTTCGCTCGGAATATATCTTAGTCTTGCACTCGCAATCTTGGCAAAACACCATTGCGTAGAGCTTGGAATTGCCCTTAGAATCGCTTTCAATCCATTGTTGAAGCATTCCTGTGCCTCCGCACTTGCAAGGCGTTTTTGCGGGCGATACAGAGCCTCTGCGTTGAATCTTAGGTTTCGGTTTGGGTTTAAACTTTAAAGCCTCCTTAATATCGGCTTTCGTTAGCCCAAGCCTGTTGAGCATTGAATTATTCTTTGTGGAAGTTTTCATCTTTCGTCTCCATTTCCTCCAATAGTTCCGCGTTCCTTGCGCCCTGCGAGCTTTGCAATGTTGCGCCGTAAGCAGTCGAGCGGGTCAATACCGCATTCCTCCGCGAAGGTTTTGATGAAGCTTAAAATTTCGATATTTTTTTTCATTCCATAGTACATCCATTCTCTATAAATATTGGGAAGATGATAATCTATTTGGATGCTTGCACAATGAAATCCCCAACTTTCTTCTTTTTCCCATAATTCCTCAAAACTGTGCCCGCCCAATTCACACGCCAACGCGATTCCCCAGAATACGTCTCCAAGCTCGTCGGTCAGCTTGTCTTTGTCAAACTCTCCGTCGCGGAATTTCTTGCCCCACTTCCCGAACGCCTCTCCTATTTCGGAAGCTATAAGGCAGTAGCAATACTGCCAGTTTTTCGCGCTCGGCAAGCACGTCCGCATTGCCAATTCTTGATAATTTTTTACGGTCACTTCTTCCATAATTTTCCTCTTTTATATTTCTTTCTTAATCTACTTTTTGTCTTTGTTTCTGGTTTTACAAACCATAAAAGGTTCAACCGATATTTGTAATGATTTAATTTTAAAATCTTTGGACATTTGTTTCATCTTGCTTTCTGCCGTTTGGCGAGTATCACAAATCGCTAATAAGCGATAACCAGTATGTTGTTTCTTGTTGTATCTATACACCACGGCATGTCTTATTTTTTCTTTATATTTTTTCGTCCTTCCATCGTTAATCCTTTGTTCCCAAAATTCTTTCGCACTTTGCAATAATAGATTTACATTGAGGTGTGTTCGTATACTCCGACACAAGAAGGTTTAGAATCCAATCCGCTTCATCTTTTGTGAAGGTTTCTTCCTTCCTCGTATTCCAAGCCTCTGCGGCTTCTTCCACCGTATCAAAATAGCCAATGTCATAGTCGCATTGATTGCAATGTACGCTGATAGGCTCGTCAGTTTCTTCGCCCATTAGTTCTGGTATTTGCCCGCAAAATGGGCACGGTTTTAGTTTTATATCGTTATTCATTACTTATCCTTTCTTTCTTTTGCTCTAATCAAATTATTAACAAGCTCCATTCGCGGCTTATAGTTCATTAGTTTTAACGCCTGCACTACTGCCGCGCCAAGAGCTACGTCTTGCGCTGTTGCGCCGTTCCCTGCGTTAAGCTCGGCAAGCCTTTTGTCCTCGCCGTCAAATGTTAGCTCAACGCCTTGTTTATCGTTTATTGTGAATGTTAGCATTGTTAGTCCTTTCTTTTTATCTTTTTGCAATTCTTAAAGCACTCCCACGATACTATGCGCACTCCCTTTGCGTTAGGATTGTTTCGGTACGAGAACGGGCAATTCCGCTTGCAATAAACGTATCTACACACTAATGTCTGGCTCATTTGCCATACTCCCTTCTTTTACGCGCTTGATTAACGTATCGCTGATTGCGCTAAGAATACTTTCCATAGAAAATCCTCGTAAATCTTCGTAGAATCTAAAACAAATTTCCACATCTGTATGCGTCACTCGAACAGCAATCTTATTTTCATATATCCAAGGGCCTTTACTTGGACTTGAATACTGTATATCTTGAGTACAATGAGGAATAACTTCAATTTCCTCAATAGTAGGCATTACCCCTACTTTATTGACAGTAATAGACTTATTCTTTTTGCTTTTCATTTTCCGTTCTCCATTTCATTTAACAGTTTTAAAATCGCCACACAACGCTTCATTGCTTCGCGCTTGGATATGCCTTTAAATTCAATATCCGTCTTTGTGTTGCTGTCATATGTATAGAATATCCACTCCTTGTTATCGAGTTGATAAAGCCACCCAGATGAAGGGAGTTTTGCAAAAGACAATGTTAAATACCAACTTTCTCTTAGCCCTCTTTCTTTATCTTCCTTAAAATGCATCCAATAGTGTTTCATTTATTTCACCTTTCCGATTATCTCAAATACCCAGTCAAGCTCTACTTCTCTTGTATTGTATATGTATTGCCTAAAATACTGCACGAAAGCGTCTTTGCTTTTTATATTGTTTTTGCGGAAATACTCCGCAACACCTCTGCGCAAGTCCTTTATGGAATCTTTTGTTGCAAGAAGAAAAATCCCATATTTCCTTGCTGTCGCTCGGCTTAAAGAATCCTCATTTTGAAGCTCATCTCGCTCTTGCACTTGCCAAGACATCTTGGGGCTATCCTTTGCGCAAGTCAGCCTGCCAAGAAAGTATTTGCGCTTTCCGTCTTTGAGAATAGCTCTTGCCGATACTGCAATGTAAAAGTTGTCGTTCATTTCTCCTCGCTTTCTGTCGATTTTTCGCCGTTTTTCGACACATCGGCGGCATCTGTCGATTGCGTCGACATATCTTTATCCAAATATTCTTCCCAATTTTTAAGCCGTTCCAAAACGTCTTTATTCTCTTTCATCGTTCGGTCGAGAAGCTCCATTGAAAACTCTCTAATCCTCCTTTGAAGCACCTCATTGTATGCTTCTAATTCTCCGCACTCCCTTGACCTTTCCCCCAAAAGCTTGACGGTTTCAGTCAGCTTCGTCCCCAGCTCTTTGACTTCCCCTCGAAGCCTATCCGCCTCTTGCGCTTCCGCTCGTTCGGACTCTTGGACGATATTCAGCTCCTTTTGAAACTCCGCAATGCGGGCTTCATAGGCTTCCTTGCTCGGAGAAAATGCCTTATCTTGGCATTGTTCATATGCAGAACTATCTTTGCAGTATTCAAATGCTTCACAAATTTGACATTCAATATTGATTCCGTTCTTGTCCTTCATTTCACCAACCCTCCGAGCTGTTCGATTATCACGAGGTTTGGCGCGACAAGTGCCTTGATAAGTGATGGGATTGATTCTGTAATCAACTGCTCACACGACGCTGCTATCCCTATGAAGCACCCACTAACTCCCGTACCATACATCATTACAACGGGGTTGTCACCAGACGAAACACATTTCTTGCAAAGCGGTATCATTATCCAGATTAACACTGCGATAATGGCAATAAGAAACAGAGACATTGTAGCATTTTTGTAGAGCGTCCACGCAACAATTTGTTGCAACGTTTCGGGCACGACAACACTTGCCTTGTCTATCCCAACTTGTAATAGCTCACAAATCTTTGCGCCAAGTGCGTCCAGTTGTTCGATTGAGTTTATTTTGTTCATAACTTTTAACGATTCCATGGCTTAAATGCTTTTATTTTATCCAACAATCCCGTAAAAGTCCCCGTAAAGCAGATAGCCCTATCGTCGATATACACAATCGCTGGAGGTTTGGCATCTGTGATTTCTATGTCAGAGACTTCTATATCATTCTTTTCAAGATACTCTTTTACCGCAAATTTTCCGCTTTCGGTTTTAGCTCTTGTCGTAAAAATACAAATCTTATACTCGCTTTTTGCTTCGTTAATAAAATCCTTCGCACCTTCTACAATCGGGTCGGGAATGTCATCATAACCTGTCCATTTACTGTAAGAGTTTATAACTCCGTCAAAATCTAAACATATTGTGGGTTTATATTTCGTATCCATATCTTATCCTTTCTATTTCACCGCCTCCTGCAAACGCCTTAGGAACCGCTCTGCGCCGCGCTTGGCGTCTCGCATCGTTCCATATCCATTTATAAACACATCGAAGCAAGTGAGCATCGCTTGTGCTCGTTCGGCTCTCCAAAACTGAATTTTTAGTTTCTTGCCCAAGCGCAACTTTTCTACAAATACGCACAAGTCAATCGCCGCATTGCCTATCTTCTGAAAGTCCGCTTCCTCTATCATTTCCTGTTCTTTCTCTTTTCCCTATAAGGCGGTATGCCACCCGTGTATTTAGTGGTCGCCGAATGGCATACCCATTTGCTTATTACAATAAAGAATCCTTTACTTCTTCCTTTTCGGGACTCTTTGTGTTGTTTCCCCTGTCCGCAAAAGGATCTGCCTTTGGAGCTTCCTTTTTAGTCGGCGGGAAAATATCATCAACAGCAGCTTCGCCGTCTTTAAGTGCATTGTAGCAGCCTGTGAGCGTCTGCAAATCGTCAAGGGTTATCTCCTCTATGGAGAGCTTGCCAACGCGCTCTGCGAGCCTTTCTTTCGTTATTCCAAGCTTCGCAAATTTGTCCACCATTATGCCCCTTCTCTCGGAAAGGCTCTTAATGTCTCCCTTTGCAAGTTGCATGGCTTTGTCCAATGCGGGCTTCACAAGCGCAAGAGGAACTACCTTGAACACTGCATTGCGATAGGCAATCGCACAAGCCGCTTGCGAAGTGACCTGTATCATATTGTCTGAATAGGTCTTACCATTCTTTCCCTTGATTGACCTGCGAACTTCTACCGACACACTAACATTCTTCTCAACGTCGTGGCAGATACCTTGCGCGGTGACAAAATTACCGTCATTGCTAATGATTCTCGCCCCCGCCTTGATATTGCCAAAGCAACTGACTGCGATTTCCGCAAGGCGTACGCTCGCACCTTGTATGGGCTTGCCTCCTTCATTTCCTCTTGCGGGCAAGACGTAGAAACAACTCTCCGCTGTTTCCTCGTCCAGTGTGGCAGTGGAAAGAATGTCATTCTTAACCCGTGCCAAGCTTCTCGGATACTTCTTTGCCGTAGCAATTTGAATATCGATATTAGCCCTTTCAATGGCTTCTATCGGGTTTATAGAGTCAACCACTTCAATAGGACTCTCTTTTAGTATTTGGATTGATTCGTCTGTGTTCATAGTTCTTCGTTCGATTCTTTGTTAATGAAGGCAATGCATTCGTCCTTTGAGGCAAATACAGAGTCTTCGTCCGCACATTTGCCATTGGGCAAATCTACTAATTTATATCCCCAAAAGACTCCGTTGCCATTTCTAAGTTCAAAAACCAATGCTGTTATTGTGGTTTGTATGAAGCATATACTACCCTCTGAGTCCAATATCGCTGGGAAGGGAATCCATACAATGTCCCCTACCTTAAATTTTGGGCTGGTTGATTTAATTGTTTTTTTCATATTATTTCCTTTCCTCATTTGAATTAAAGCTCTTTTGATTCAATTCGTTCCTTAATTAACGTTGTTATATAGTTTGAACGATTCCGCATCTGCCTTCGCGCCAATTCGTCCAACTTCGGCAACATCTCCTTTGGGAATGAGATTGAGATTTGTGTTATCCCGTGCTTTTTATTTCTCTTTTTCATTTTTATTCCTTTCATTTTTTGGTTTATTTATTGTTCCCAAGTATAAGTTATAACATTCCCGCATTCCTCAACGGTAGGTTTTGTACGCTTGTGAATTGGGCGGGCGTATCTAAAAGAACTGTGCTCAGTAGGGCAATTCTTCATTTCGGCAATGAATCGCTCTCTGTATTGCTCTGGAAGAATTGCTATGAGTTTCATTTTTTCCCAAATATCAAATTCAGTACCTCTCACCTCGCACATCTCGCCAACTTTAAGCTCTCCTTCGCCCGCGAACAGCTCATCAGCGATTGCATTAACCGCCCAATAAAGATAGGCGTCGCGGAATTCGGGAATGCCAAGAATGAGGATATTGCCTTCTTTTTTCTTTTTAGGCAAACCTTCCTGCTCTAATACTTGCATTGCCAAAGCTTTTTCTGCTCTCCAAAACTGAATTTTTAGTTTCTTGCTCATTTTCTATTCTCCTTTCTTCCGATTAGTAATTATTTATGCCAAAGTCACAATCAAACTTTGCGATAAAGTACCCCTGCCAAAACGCAAGCTGTTTCGCGTTTAACAAGCCATTGCGCACATTGTGGCGGCGGCTCAAATTTCCGAACGAGAAATGCTGTTCCAGATTTATCTTGCCCGATAGCAAGTAATCTATCCAGTCTGTCCAGCTTGAACCCTTGACTTTTACATCTCTATATGCGGAGAAGTCTGGCTCTCCATATGTGATTTTTAGCTTCTTGCAATCGTCAAAGATTGCGGCGTTTATCAATGCTATCTGAGTCTTGTCTAATTGTTTCATTTTTATTTTTCCTTTCGTTTAGGTTATTTCTTCAAAATTAACTTTGATTTGTTGTATTTCACTTCCACCCCCGCACTTAACAAGGCTTCGTCCAATGCTTTCTTTTCCTTCGCCTTGCTGCGCCTTGAAAGCCCAGAAACATACTCAACAAGATTCATTACTTGCGGTTTGCAAAAGTCTATAAATTTGTCTGGCGGAATTAGTTGCTTAAAATAGTTATAAACATCTTGCGCAGTGTACTGTATTACCCGTGCGCCCTGCTTCCATTCAAAACGCTCGTCCTTGCTATCGTTGACGTACCTTTCAAGATTCTCTTTGACCTTTTCAACATACTTTTCCGCTTGCAACTTACGTTTATTCCATTCTTCCAACTGCTTAAAGACTTCCAGCGCATTATCTTGCGTTATTGCAAAGTCGCCTTGCCTTAGCGTATTTTCGCCTTCTGCCACTACAATTTCAGCATTCTCCTTTTGTTTCGGGCAAATGCCTATTGCTCGGCAATAACGGCAATGTTCGCCAATATCAGACGCAAAACGCGCATTCGTCTTTCTTGCAATGTGGATTGCTTCAATTATCTGAGTACCGATAATATCCCGAATTTCCTCAACTGTATAGAAGGCAGTAGAGTATTTCTTGCCTATCGCAAAAGGCGCAATAATATGCACCCTTACCCGTGTATTGCCCGCAAGTTCAGGATTGCTCGCAACATACAAAAACGCATAACAAGCAAGTTGCAAATTCTTTTCTGCGCTTTCAACCGACAGAGAACCGAATTTATAATCAATTATATCAATTCCGTATTCCGTAATGTAAACCTTGTCAATTCGCCCAGAAAGCAACTTGTTGCCCTGCTTGTCTTTGTATTCAAGAGCAAGCTCCCTTTTTTCTTCCAAAATTCCGCCGTTATTGTGCTCTATTTCCGCAAGTCTTTCATATACATATTTTAAGCCCTGCTTTTCCTCGTCGGAAAGATTGGAAACAATGTCCGGATTCAATCCCGTCTCCATTATCCCGTGCAAGTACTCCCCGTGCTCGCTTGCCGCGCTCGCTTCGCTCGGCAATCCATCTTCTAAGCGCAAGCTGGCAGGACAAGCCCATACCCGCGCAAATGCGCTTGCGTGTGCATATAATTCTTTATTTTCCATTTCTGCTGTTTCCCTTCTTTTGTTCTATTTCTTGCCAAAATTTATTAAGCAAATGTTCATCGTCTCCAATCTGTATATTCCCACAGAGAAATTGAAAAACTAATAGTTCCCAATCAGGATAGGGCGACACTAATATTGGAAACCTTCTTTTTAAGAAGTTTGTTGCCTTTTTCTTTATCTTTTTTGAGAATGATTTTTGGACAACATAAAAATCTTCTGGGTGCAGGTAAATCCCCTCATCGGGGCAATGCATTGTGGGCGTTCTATCCAACTTAATACTTGCCACAAAGTTAAGGATTTTCTGTAAAACATCTGGGCAAGCGTCGAAAACTTCAATAAAATAAAGCGCAATATATTCGGTGTTTTTCCCGTGCTTTTTTATCTTTAACTTTACGTTAATGCAATTCTCTTTGCAATATTCTTGCAAGCATTCCCGTATTTTAGAAAGCGAACTTTGTTTCATCTTACCGTCTCCATTTCCACAAATTCCCGCGTATTTCTGTCTCAATTGTCCTATTTATTATCGCAAGGATAAGAACAACGATGAGGAAAATCGCGGTTAAGATAGGGTATTTCAATATCTTATCAACGCACCAGATTAAAGCCTGCATGAATAGCATAAGCCCCATAAACAAATAATCAAAAACAATATTTCCCGTGCTTGGAAATTCATTTGTTGCGCCCATGATATATTCCTTTTCTATTTAGTTTTTAAAAAGTTATGATTCCCTACCCGTGTTTGCTTTGCGCCCTTAGCCCAAGATGGATTGCAAAGTTTCGGATTAAAGTAGTGCGTCCAGTCTCCCAAAGGCTTAAAATTGCCGTTTAAAAGCTCTTTCTCTATTTTTAAGGCAATTATATAGGCTTGCTTGTCAAAAGCGTTTTTAGGCGCAATTTTGACGCTTTTGGGCGTCTTTCCATTCCAGCAAGAAAATTGTTTAGGCTTCAAACAGACGCCTTCAATTTTGTCCGCCTTCCCGTGTGCTCGATTGTAAATAACAGTTGCAACAGCTCTTTGTCCGTGTTCGCCCTCGCCCCGCGCTTCCATATATAGAGTGTCCGCAATTATACCCGCTTGCGCTTTTAAGGCGCAAACAAGTGTGAGAATTGTAAATATCTTATTCATGCTTTTAAATCTTTGTATAATTCCTGGAATACCCTTCCGCCGTGTTTTCGGCGTCTGTTAAATTTTCGTATTGCCAAGAAAGGCAAGAAACATCCGACGGCTTTCCAGCACAGACAAGCCGCCGAAAACGGCTTGCCCGTGCTTTTATTTAATCCTTGCCCGTGCTTTTATTTAATCCTTGCCCGTGCTTTT